GACCTGCTAGAAGAATACCAGAATGATGAATGTGTGAAAAGCTGTGAGGAATGCGTAAATTGCCATTTCTGCCGCTTAAATGGAAACGATAACGAAGGTGTTTGTTATGATTTTGAAAGGTGGGTGAAGGATGAAAAGTTATAAAGAATTAGGAATAGTTAGATTAGGAATATATGGGTCAATGATTTACACTTTGTACAAGGCTGGACAAATAACTGAGGAACAAATAAGTATATTACGTGGTATGCCTAATATGCCAAACAATAATAATGATGTATTTGATATTATTGACAAAGCGTTTGAAAAATCAAATCACGATGATGCACTCGATAATTTTAGAAAATTCACAGGAATGTAACAAAAATAAGGCTACCCGATTAAGGATAGCCTTTAATTCTGTCTATATTCCGTTTGGATTAGTCGGATTATTTAATAGACCTACGAGTACACAAAGCTGTAAAACTCCTGCCACAACGTCACCAACCATGCCTGTGTCTATGCCATATTTGTTCCATATTCCTGTAAGTTGTCCTAGTGATATGACCTGTGCTACTACTGCACTCCAAAAAACTGGACTTTTCCATCTTGATTGTGTCATAATTATTTACCTCCTATTTTATTAATAATATTTGTTACGGTTCTTAAATCAGTTTCAATGTTTATTCCCAATATTGAATGGCACACTTTCAAAATCTCTGTAGCCTTGTTTTTGGTAATTGGGCCTGCAATACCATCTTCAAATAATCCTGTCATTGCTTGAAATTCTTTAGTGTTCATGTCTTTTTTATCTCCCTTCAAAGTTGTATCTCTAATAAATACCTTATCTAGCTTTGATATGCCCCTTGTAGCTGTGAGTTCTACGTGCCATTTTTCATAAGCCATTGGACATATTAGCCCAAATTTAACCAGTTCTAAGTTCGTCAAGGCCTTAAACCATGGATCCTCAATATCCAGCGCAATGCAGTAATTATGATTGCTACTACCTGGCGCGCCAACAATGCATCTACCTTCAAAATCATATACACGATCACCGCTGAAATAGTTCGTTGGTACTTGTTTTAATATCTGTTGTGCTAGATTGCGCTGTGTTTCTTCGCTTCGATAGCCACTAACACAAGTACAGGACTTTTTGTAGTGTTCGCATAACTTGTTTATTGCATCTATTAAAGGTTTGTATACGGTCGCCTGTTCAGGGTGTTTAAAGATTAATTTATACATTATCTCTCCTTTAATATTGCAACATCGGTCTGTACAATAGTCATGTTGCTATTAATGTGCTCCACGCTTCTCATAATTTCGCTTAGAATAATATCTGACTTGCTTATATGCTCCATTAGTATAATTTCACGCTTTCGTGATTCTTCTTTATCTTTTTTGTTTTCTGCCATTATGTACATTAACAACCAAACGAATAAAGCAGGTATAATGCCGAAACTTGTTACAAGTTGTATAACCACTTCTGCTGTCATAATTTATCCTCTTGTAAATTTTATTTGGTGTTGATATAATATAAAAATTCCTCGATTTCACCATTAATCGGGGAATGTAAAAAGCCATCTAAGATTGTAGTCTTGGATGGCTCTTTTGATTAAATTAAGTTAATTACTGCTGCTAGTTAAAACACTTACTATTACGCAACCTATGAAGAATACAAGGAAACTAACGTGTTCCCAATTCCACTTTTCTAAACGTGCCATAATATCACCTCTATATACAGTATACTATTCTCCCACTATTTGTCATATCCCCTAGCTTTTAATATTTCTTTTTTAGCCTGTGCTTTAGCTTTTCCAATTTCTTTAGCAAGCATATTAGCTTTAACTATATCTACTGTTTCATCTTTGGTAGCTATAGCATTTCTATACCTATCGGAATTAATTACGTTGTTAAATCCACTAATAGAAGGTAACACCGTCAAAGATCCATTCATAGTTAATTGGCCTGTACGTTTTTGGTACTGGTTATATTCAGCAGCAGTCAACTCAATTTTTGGATGATCCTTAGTTGCTAGAATAGATTTATCAACAACTGTTGGAACTTGGATCTTAGTACCTCCTTTATCATATAGCCTTGCAATCTCTTTTTGTACAGAAGTAGGATCGTATTTGCTTGAACTTACAGGATAAATAAAGGCATCTAAAAACCTTTGCGCTCCTGTATGCCCATTAAAGTTTTTTGTATCTTCTCCAAATATATTTTGTTTTATCGGTAACTCTTGTCTTTTGCCCGGTATTCTCGTCTGCATTGAATTAGCCGTATACTTTAAACTGTTTGGATCGTAAGTCTGTCTATCGAATTTGTCACCAAACTTAGCGGCTGCATTTAATGTTTGTGGAATCCATTGAGAAGGATAGCTTGTGGCAACCCTTGATGCACCGTTAGCGAAATCACCATAGCCGAATAAATCCGAAAAGCCTTTTAAGAAGGATTGCTGCATAAAAGTATTTGTTCCAGTTTTAGCCCCATCTAAAACAGATGTTAACTTCGAGGAACCTTCCTTCATATTTGCTCCAATATCCGAACCTATGGCAAGTGCTGTGCTTAATGGTGGCAACGAAGTATATGGAGTATATTTATCACCTATCTTAATAGAATACGGTTGCTTGCCTGTTTCCTTATCAAAATTAGCCATATCAGCATCTTTATTTGCTCTGCCTGTAAGTATTCCTTTCTTTACACCTTCAATCCCTAAACCGACCGTAGCTGTACCTGTTATCATTCTACCTAAAGTATCAACTAGCTTACGCTGTGCTATTGTTTTTTCAACTCCTGTAGCAACTTTAAAATCTCTTATTAAACCATATATTTTAGTAGCTGCAATTGGTGTGTTATCCACGACTTTTTCAGCAATGTTGGCAGCCGTGTTTATGAATGGAGAAATGGCATTACCCACACCACCTTCTTTGCCACCTATGCCCAGTAAGCCTTTGCCCATCTGATTTATTCCAGTTCTAAGACCTCCTAGCCCTTTTGCTGTCTCGCTCTTATTTTGGAATACTCTGTCACTAGCAACTTCATGTGCAAAAGTTTTCATACTATCAGTAATTGTATCAGTTTTTAGTATCTTCTTTTGCTGCCTTATGGTTTCATCAAATACACTCTGAAAAGTAGGGCGATCTCCATATTGAAGTCCTGCCCTGATAAACTGGTCAATTCCATTTAATATTTTGGTTTTGTATATTCTGCCTTGTGGTATTTCTCCTGCCACCATATTCGGTGCTGTGTTTGTTCCTCTTATTATGTCTTTAGTCTGTTCGGCAAAACCAGTTCCATAACCTTTTAACTTAGTCCCTATGGTTTTTACAGAAGGAAATAAAATAGTTCTATCTGTTTTAGCAATCTTAGAAACTACCATATCAATTATTGAACTTGGAACACTTCTTATAAATTCTTCGTAAACATCGTTACCAACATTGCCACCGAAATTCTTAGTGAAAAATGTTTTCATTGCTCCCAACATAGCCATTCTTGGTGCATGAACTATTTTAGTTGTTAGGCTTGCAGGAACTTTGTTAGCTATCAGCAAACCAACTCTACCGTACATATCCCTCTGGTCATAACTACCTTCTGCAAAAGTCTTAGCCTTATTCATGTACTCCGTAATCTTTTTAATATCATCAACTTCAAGTATCGGCAAACCTTCTTTAAGCTTAATCAAGTCCCTTATAGATTCCTTGTCATAAGCCCCTAAATCAATTAATTCCAATACTTTTTCGCGTAAACTTCTTTGAGGTTTTAGTACACTTGGTTTAAAGATTTGCTTTAATCTAGCTTCTTTTTGAACATCGGTTAACCCTTCTAAACCTTTAACGATTCCATCCGTTTCTTCATTAATCTTTTTAAGCTTTGCAGGATTAGTTTTCTTTAACCCTTCTTCAACACCGTCAACCGCTTTAACGGCATCCATAACCGCCCCTGCTGCTGTTTTCTTCTCCCATGCCGAATCTATAGCCTTTAAGTTTCTTCCTGCTTCCGTGTTACCTCTTGTAACAGTTTTCATAAAACTTAATGCCTTTGTCCAATCGCCTGTTCCCATAGCTTCTTGTTCAAATTCTTTGTACAGAATAGCGGCTTCATGTTGTTGTACTTTAGTTAAAGAATCAGAAGCATTCCTTATTTCGAACTCTACGGATTTTTTATTCTTGTTAATATTGCTAACGGCTTGGTTTTGCCAATCAGCAACTTTCTCAACCTCATACCGGAATTCGTTTTCTGGAAACATTTCTCTAGCTGTATCATTAATTTCCGTTGCTCGTTCAATGGTATTCTCTCTGAACTGACTTGTTTTTAATTCTCCTGTAGCTTTTTCAGCTTCGTTAAAAGATTGAAGATTAACTTTAGTTGGATTATCTATATTAATGGTAGCGGCTTTAGACTTTAGCCCACTAGAAATAACCCTCTTGCCTTGCGCATTAGTTGTAATTGTCAGTTTAGGCTTGATACTCGCTACTGTAGGTACTTCTTTAGTTATAGCTGGTGCAACCGTTTCACTTGCCGAACCTCTATTTAACACCGTTTGCTTGTACTTTAACTCGTATGGTGTTAACTCTGAATCGGTAGCATTTTTAAGTCTATCCGTCATAAACTTGTCATCTGGTGTAATTACATCTGATTGCAGTTTGATGGTTGGAAGGTCATTTAAGGGCTTATTGGCACTATCTATTTTATTAGCTGCTGTTAATGCCTCTCTGGCTGCAAGGTTAGCATTTGTTCCTTTAGATACGGTTGTTAACTTATCATTAAGCGACCTAATGATTGGATTATCAGCCATTTTCTCACTAGCTTTTTTACCAATATTGCCTAAGTTTTCAAGCCCTTTAGCACCTTTAGTTGTTGCTCTCAAAACATCATCTGCTATACCACCACCGACTACTGTAAAGGGGTCACTACCTAGATTAAAAACACCCTTTGCAAACTGTCCAACTTTAGAGTTATAAAACTTATCCCCTTGCGCGTTGCCTGTATCTTTTAAATAACTATCTGTTGTAATATTTGGATTAAAACTAGCCTTTTTGCCCTTATGTGTATCAATTATGCCTTTTGAAGCATTAAGAACTAGCTTTTGTGGTGCTGATAAACCCTCTAATGCCATTTGCCCGACACCTTTCAAAGAGTTACCCAAACCGCCTAAGATATTACCACTCTTGATGTTTTTAGGCACTTCTTTAAAGGTGTTAACATAAGGCACATTAGCTTTAGGCTTTGCCACTAAAGGTTTGATTAAAGGTTTCTCCATAAAATCCATTAAGTCCTGTTGCTTTTGTAAGGAATATTGTGGAGTAATAGTCGGCTTAATCGCATTCTTTTCTTTTAACGCTGATACTTTTTGGGCTTGTAGCATTTTAGTGGTGTTGTCTTGCTGCACAAGTTCAGTTTTCACCTTCTGAGTAAAAGAAGTTTTTGCTGTTTTTAAGTTTAATTCTTTTTTTACATTTGCACTGAATCCCATATCATACCTCCTACTTTACACCGTATCTTGCCGCTAGTGAATCGACTATACTTGCATCTACGCCCTGTGTAACAAGGTCAACAAGATAAGCCCTTATGCTTTTCTTGTCCATGCTGCTAACATAACCATTGTCTGAATTGGGGGTTTGAACATATAGACTGTTAATGGTGCTTGCATAATCATCAACTGTATTCGTAGTGCTAGTGTTTAGCTTTATCTTAGCTATATTATCTGGATTTTTCGGATCTTTAGCCCATGCTAACTGGCTTGAATTAGTATTTGCGTTCTGCTGACTTATAGAGACTTGTGATCTGCTAATAGCTGCGTTTATGTTATCAATATTGTAACTAGCCGTATTTGCACCTACTGGCACACCTAGTATTTTAGACATTTGTTGGGTAGCTACTCCGCTTTCTTTCCACGCAACCATGGCATTATCATAAATTTGTTGTTGTGCTGCAGTCTTAACCTCTTTAGCTTTTAACTCTACCGCTTTTTGATTCTCAATTTTTGCCGTTCTAGCTGCTTGTAAATAAGGTATCAAAGGGTCGTTAGCATTTATTGTGGTTCTGCGGTTTATTTCCGCTGTGATATCTTTATAATTAGCTTGTGAAACTAAATTAGCTTCGTTCGTAATTGCCTTTAATTTGTTACTTGCTACGGTAGATTCAGTGTTTGCTATTGTGTTTGCATTGGATATTTTGTCTTGTCCAGATTGGTAATTAAAGTTTCTGTCATTATTTGCATTGTTAATGCTATCCTGCCCTACCTGATAATTAAAGTTTCTATTATTGTTTGCATTGCTAATACTGTCCTGATTTGCTTGATAGTTAAAGTTTTTATCAGTATTGTACTGATTTAATTGATTTTGTAAAGCCGTAGCTTCTGCTCCACTTTTAGCCGCTTGAACATCTGATAAATAGTTGTTATTTACATCGGTAGTTCGCCTTGAAATATCAGCTTCTTTTGCCGTAGCATCACTATTAATTGAGCCAACTTGACCTTGATACTGATTTAAATTAAGTCCAACTCCCAGACCTTCAATACCAGACTTTGACGATCCGTATTTTTGTGCCATAAATTCATTCCACGAATTATTAGCGTTATTCATACCGACATTAGCCTTGTTACGGTCTGCGTATGCCGCTGGCTGTATCAAGGATTGTTCAGAGGATAAATTAGATAACATGCCATTTTTTTGTTTATCAAGTCCAGCCACGTTATTATCAATTTGTGCCTGTTTGAGTTGTTTTATATAGTTTTCAGATTGTATTTTATCAGCTGCCGCTTGCTGTTCTACCCTTTGCCGTTCTGTTTGTTGCGCTGCCGCTTGTGTCGCCTGTTGAGATTGCTGTAATTGGTTTTGTTTGCTGAACTCTTGACTTATCATACTTGCAAAATCCGGTTGCGGCTGTACTTGTGGGGCTTTCTCTGCCATCATTGTATCTGGTGCTTTGTATGCCGTTGGTGTATTTATCATGTTTGCATACGGTACAGGTGCGCTGCCGACATTAGCTGCGTTTTCAGGTCTATAAACAGAATTTGCACCTAATTTGCTATAATCCGTTGGAGCAGATGCAGCACCCCAACCGTCTTTTAACGCTTGTTGTAATGCTGCGCCCGAAAATACACCACTGCCGCCTGTACTGTCATTTTTCATGTTGTAGTAGCCATCATTGCTTGCCGTAAGTCCTGTGTTCTTTGTCACAGTGGCAAGATTTGCAGCTGCCGCGCTTTCCGTTTGGGCTTTTACCCTTGCGTAAATAGCATCATTCGGTGACGGTGTTGCCATAGCTTTAGCATAAGCTGCCTTCCATTCAGGAGTAGCTTGTGCCGCGTTTATCTCTGCTTCTCTTGCTAATATTCTCGCTTTTCTTTCCGCTTCTATTGTTGCCATTTTACCAACTCCTTTTCTGCGTAATAAAAAGAGGACTAAATTAATAGCCCTCTTTTGCGTACTTTTTTCCTTATGCGTTTTAATTATTTAGATGTTTAGCCATCGCACTGAACATAATATCGGCAAACTGATAGTAGCCTTGGTCTTGTGGATGAGTAGCTTGACTTGGCAATAATTCCGTTTGTATTGCTCTTGGATTTACTGGCGTAGAAACTGCCCCAAAATTAAATTCACTATCATGACATAGTGCAATAGGCACAAAGTACAAATTAGTGTAAGTATAAAATAATTCATTCAAAGCAACCATAAGATTAAATACTTTTGCATCTTCTTCAAGTTCCCATTCGCCTTGAGTTATTACATAACCATCGCTACCCGTTTCATTACCTATACCATCTTGGTTACCTCTGTACAAAGTGTAAACAATGAATATAGGTATAGTAGCATCATCTTGTCTTATATAATCTACAATTTGTTTAATACTTGCGGCATTAGTAGTGGGATTTATCTCCATTGCATTTGTGCCTAAAAATAATTGAACTGCGTCAGGCTTTAACCCTGTTTGTGTTTTATAATAATTCCAATTAAATCTAGTTCCGTTCCAAAACGGATGAACCCCAAACCCTTCAAAACCATCAGAGGTTGCTGTAAGATAATTATTTGCTGAAAATCCACTTCTACCTTCATGTTTTAATGGAGCTGTTCCTTTCGTACCAACCATCGTAAACTTATTACCCGAAATAGTTCTGAGTTCCGAAAGCCAAGGTTTGGCGTTTGTTAGACTATCACCTATTGTCACGATATTTTTAGGATTAATTATTGTGGAGGAAACTATTTTTATTATAGTTTGTACTGTGACAATTCTAACCATGTTATTATCGTAAACAGTCAAAGATAAGGGATATTCTCCTATTAACGGAGTCGTACCAGTAATTGTAAATTTACGTTTCATTGCTTTTCCAACACTACATGACCATTTAAAATGATAATTGTCGATATTGCCACACCAAGAAACTTGATTATTATACAATTCAATAGTTCTACCGGCTGCGACGCATATTTCTTTGGGTAAAAATGCTAAAAATGTATCTTTATTGTCCATGGGGGCTACTTTTTCAATTGTAAACGTGTTTGTATCTGTTTTATAAATTGTAACTCTCATATATGTACACGTAGAAGGTATTTTTATTGTGCTTGAGGGTGTATCTATTCCAGATACAAATTCTTTATTAATATTGTAATAAGCTATACACCTAACAAATGTATTAAAAATATAATCGTTACCACTTTCAATAGATATAAAATCACTTGTTGCGTACAATGTATTGTCTGTTAATATGCCGTTGTTCCAATCAACATACTTATTAGGTGTTGTAGTCATTTTGTTAAATAGATTTATATTGCCGGCATATACTACATAATTCGAACTTATTATTTGAAAAACAAAGAACAGCATTAAAAATGGTATAATTTTTTTGATATTCATATTAGCACCTCTCTAGTTTTAAAATCCTATTACATAATTAAACTATATAATTACTCATTTGTCAAAATTTATACTCCCGCTCTAAACGAAACCGTATTCAAGTCAACCGCCCTAGTATCTCCTACTGAGACATAAACTCTACCGTCACTGAAAATAGTTATATATCCAAACAACCCATATGAAACAATCGGATAACTTAAATTAGCACCAGGTCTATAACCAACTGGTAAATTAAATGCCACTGTTCCTATCACACCTGAACTGATTGTACCTTCTAAGTGGACTATTTGCATCATATCCTTCCAATATACGGCTGTTTTATCACCACCACCTTTATTTACCCAACTATTGATAAGTGTAGGGTTAACAACCACTTCTGGGCTGTGTGCGGTCGTATTATTATTTAAGTGTATTACAAAATCAGTTTGGTTGGTTTTTAAGGCTAACTGCTGCGCATTATATAACAAATGCGCATTAAAATTAGGTAATATATTATTGCCTGTTTGCATTAATTTTGCATCTGTGATTGAATCATTTGCTGAAATCGCAATTTTAAATTGTTCTAATGTTTGTGCATCACCCATTAATACCATTGTTGAATCTGTTTCTGCATGGTTAATATCTGTATGCCCTGTTCCTGGTGGATGCATTTTTATATGTTTAATTGCCATTTTTAAACCTCCTCGTTCCAGTAGGCTGTGCTTACTGGTTCTATTGTTCCTTGGACTATTTGTGTTGTATTTGACCCTATGATTGTACCTGTTGCCTTAATATTACCTACTACTTCTAATTTTTCAGAAGGAGAAAGGCCTGCGACACCTATTCCAACATTTCCGTTTGTGTCTAGTATGAAGTCACTTACATTTTCCCTTCCCGATAAGCATAACGGCTTATATGTACTGCTAGACATATAATCGCTCGAAATTAAATTTCCGCCACTTGTGTTTGGTCTAATATAAATAGCGTGAACCCCTGCTGATTCAATACCTTCAAAAGCAATATTAACAACATCAATAGCTTTTACTGTTAATGTTCGTAATGGTGTTGTATTTAGACCAATTTTACCTGTGAATGAAGGTGAAGCCAAAGGTGCTTTGCTATTCCAACTGTCTTTATCTGTTTGTAATACATGAACAGTTGTATTATTTGTATGCCCCGTAAATGTTGTAGAATCTACTTTTGTTGCATCTTGCGTGTCTACATAGGTTTTATCAGCCTTGCCACTTATTAAATTAATGTTATCATGGTCTGTTTGTGTAACATGGACAGTACCATTAGTTGTATGGTTATTTAACGAAGTTTGCATAGTAGTATAATCCACACTAGCCGAATTACTTAAACTAGCTAATTTTGTTACATTATCATTTGTAAAATCGTTGGTCGATAAGTCTTTGCCAGTTATTTTATTAACTTTCAAACTTAAATTATTATCTGATATTAATTTTGTATAATATAAATCATCATGGCTATGAATAGAAGGTGGATAAGATAAAGGTTTGTTTATCAATTCTGTATTAAAATCAACTTGTTTATCGTCTGCACCTATAAGTTCAAATACTGAATTATTCCATATATAAATCTCGTTTTTATGAACTCCCATATCGATTATTCTTGCATATTCGTATAAATTAGGGTTTAAATTAGTTTGTACATCACTTAAAGACATAGGGAATATCTTAGCACTAGCATTGATTAAACCCTTTAAATTATCATCAAATAAACTTAAATCAATCCTCTTAGTACTCATACTTCTTCATTCCAAAAGAAATTACTAGGAGGTGCAACTGTTCCCTGTACTGCTAATCCTGTACCTGTTATCCCTATCCTTTCAAAGTATTGTATAGTTAATTCTGCGCCTACACCTTCTGGTGAAGTTAAAGCAATATGTGTAGGGTCTATTTCATCTAATCCACCACTAGCAACTGACCTCTGCAAAGTATCATTAACTGTTAAATTAATACGATTTTGTCCTAAGTCATAAGTTCCTTGTTGCAAAGTAAATATTTGATTACCGCTAATACCTAAAGTACCAATTATTAAGGTGTTATTTTTATCTCTATAACTAAACGTACTATTACCGAGGTTACTATTAACTATAGTAAATACTTCATAGACTATTAAAGTATCTCCACCTCTTAAAAAAGGATCCATTTCAGTTTTTGTATATACATCGGTTTTATTAGCTTTTAAGACTATATTACCCTCATTGGTTGTAACTCTGCCCTGTATGACTGTTATATCCCCATCATTAGAGGTTATTTGATTTTGTAAGTTTGTATTGACACCACTTACAAGGGTATCTAATTCCACCGTTAAGGTATTATTCAAATAATCTTTTATATCACTTCCAGCTTTGTCATGCAAAGTTTTTATAGCCGTTGCTTGCCCTAGTGTTAAGTTTCCAAGCCCTTGAATATTGTCTATTTTAGTAGCATTTTTAGTTAATGGCATTTATACCTCCCCCTGAATTTCTGCCTGTACAAGAAAATCTAGTACAGTGCATGTTTCGTTAACCTCTATGTTTTCTAGTCTAAATTGGATATAAGTATAATCGTTACTAGAAAATTCTAAGGCGAATGTCTGCGGATTTCTATTTGTTAAAAATGTATAGTTATTAAAGTCGTAGTTGTTAAAGTCTAGCAGGCTATACCTTGCCGTTCTTCTTATTTGTTTCCAATCCGTTATTTTGTTTGTCTTAAAAGAAACTGTTAACGAAGTTTTAATATCTGGAAGTAAACCGACATAAATCATGTCACTAGACTTTAATAGATTAATTCCACCGAAAGGGTAAAAGCCTGTATCAGCTTGTGGTATAACTTCAACTCCGTTATCTTCCAAGCCTTCCATTTTCTCAATAGTGCCTTTTGAACCATAGAATACCGTGCCGTTTATCTCTAAGAAGCAAGTTCCAGCTATATTCTCAAATGTGTACATTGTATTATTACCATAGTTCCAAATGTAAACAACTTCATTGATATTGCACCAGTATTCTTTTTTTGCCTTGTAGTTAAAGGTTATAGCTAGAGATAAGTTAGCAAGTGACAAAGACTGTTGTAACCTTTGACTTATAACATCTGCACTTCTATGACTTTCTACTGCGCCTATTTGCCATTTCCACCAACTATTGTTATCTGCCGACACTGCGTTATCCCCTATAAGTTGAACACCGTTAAAAGGCACGTTTCCAACGGCTTCGTTAAGGTCGTAAACAAAGTAGTCATATTTAACAGTACCGTTAGGAAGTGTTACTTGTGTTGCTGTGCTGTAGTGAGTACGGTCTTCTTTAAAGATTATTTGATAGTTAGCGTTTTGAGCCTTTATATCGGTAATTGCGTATTCATTTGTACCTACATAAGTGTAGTTAATCATTGGCCAATACCCATAATTTAATGATGCACACCATGAACGACGATTGCCTTGTGCTGTGTTTCCCCATAAGAATATTGAAGTATCGTTATCAGGTCCGAAAGTCATTGCAAAACGATTCTTTTTGATAAAATCAGCGTGAGTAATATCAACTTTTGTCCATTCGGGGATAACTAATGAACCACTTGGAGGAATTACGGTAAATGTCACCTTGCCTGTTACTCTGTTAACAGTGAAATCGGTTCCTTCAACCTTTATGGCACCGTCAATTTTACAAGTTACCAAATCTGCGTCAATGTTTAATTCCGCTAATTGAAATACAGTAGCTATTCCGTCACCTTGAAACTCTTGTTTCTTGCGGCCTGTTAGTAAGTTAACTACTTGGTTGAATGTTCCTCCTCCTGCTGGAGGTGTTGCAATACGGAGAGTTGGCACATAAGGAACAACATTTTGGAATACTGTTCCGCTGTATTCTTTGTAATCAGTGCCGTTGAAAAATAATAGCTTTGATTCAAAGTAAAGCATTGAGGTTTTAGCATCTGTCATTGTTCCAATTTGGGTATTTGTGAGGGTAGCGAAGTTATATTCGTATACCTTGCCATCATTGCAGGATATAAGAACGTGTTTACCACCTATGTAGCCCTCCCACATGCCCTGTACATCTTTAATGTTGGCATAGTTTATTAGGGTATTGTGTCCTTCTCGCTCTTCAAGCTTGCCATCACTTGTGATTCTGAAATCTACTTGGCGTAAAGTTTCGCCTAGTGCAAGACCTGTAAGTCCGACTGCTTCGTTGACCCCACGCCAGGTTGATATTGATATTGGTGGTGGTGGAGGGGTTGGTCTAAAAGTTGCCATTCACAATGGCCCTCTTTTCTACATAAAAAAAGAAGCCTATTTGGCTTCTCTGTTATATGTTAAATTTTTTAATTTATCTAAACATGGTGTTTTTATTGCCTTGTCTGCATCCCAGCCTTTTGAAAGTCTGTATAATGCCCTATCGTAGCTCACACCATAACGTCTACATGTATTCGCCACAGTATCTTTTATACCATCAACCTCAATAATGTGATTCGTGCGCACGTTATTGTTTTGCTCTGTAACATTTGACCATTTGCAATTTTCTTTACAATAATTTTTATTGCCATTTATGCGGTCTAAGGTTAAATTATCGAGATATCCGTCTTTCATATCTTCGTAAAAATTTTCAAAAGATTCCAACCACCGATCGCATACCGTTATACCTTTGTCATAATAACTTTTGTGACTTACATGATAAGGGCGATAACATCTTTCTTTCATGCTAACCCATGCTTTGTAAAATCTTGTCTTAGCCATTCCGTGAGATTTGTGTCTTTTTGAAAGTTTTTCAAATGTTCCGCAGCCACAGTCGACTTTTAAGTTTCGTTTTAATCTCGTCCCTGTTGTTGTTACTTCTCCACCACATTCACATTTACACTTCCATAGAGAAGAACCGTCACTAAACTTTCCATCAATATACAATGCAGTTAATTTATTGAACTTCATTCCTGTAATATCTTTGATTTTACCCATAAAAATAACACCGCCTTTTTGTGTATGCCTTAAATTGTTTATGGGAAGTACATAAGGCTATGTACTTGTCATGTTGCAACACTATCCCACTAGTAAATTATACCACAATTAATGTCTTTTGTACATAATTTATTCCATAAACATCTTCTATATCCATAGTTACCATTCTATTAGCACACCTTGCTCTCAATCTTAACCATTCATCTTCAAAGTACTGTACAAGTTCCTTTTTCTTGAATGGTGCTAACCTAGCAGCACAATAGTATATCATGGCTTGGTCTGCCTTGTAATTAACCTCTGTTGTGTCTTCTATGCTCGTAAAACTGGTTGGCTCGGCTTTTGTTATGTCCTTCCTTGCCATTTCATAAAGGTCTTTATGCGCTATATCGAATAAAGGAACCGCCTTGGCCATAAGGTCAATGTAGTCCGCCTCTGGTTTTTGAACGCCGTCCTCAGTAAACATATTTAACGTTGACCTAACAGCCCCAAATAAATTTCTTAGTTTCTCAGCCATATTTCACCTATCCTTTCGGATGAACGTGCTTATAATGTTGCATTAGTAAGCCCTTGTTTTCACAAGTAAACTTACACTTAGTACATTTTATTGATTTTATTGTAGCTACTGATTTTTCAGTTTCTTCGCATTTTATAAAGTTTTTATATTTTTTCATCCATTTAATTAGCTTTTCATCCTCGGTTTCGTATTCTCCGTTTTCACTGAACACAAATACTTTTTTGAACTTCTCATAGTCAATAACGGTCAGATTGGGTTGTCCGAAATACTTCATGTTTTCACCTACTTAGATATAAAATAACTACATTTTTCATTGCGCTTGCGTTCTTTTGTGAGTGCTTTTTCTTTGTGTTCTACTTGCGTGCATAACCCTTTTCTGTTGTTTAGTGGTTTGTATTTTGTGCAATTGTGGCACATTGGTACTAAAGCCATAAAAATACCTCCTAAAAATTAAGAAGGGGATTTCTCCCCTCCAAATTAAAGCTGAATAACTCCTATTGTGGTAGTAGTAACTACTGAAGCTGTGATGGTGATTTTACCTGTTAGTTTATCCCCGTATGCTGCGCTTTCTAAAGGCCCTATAATAACGCTTGAAGCCTGTGGTACTACAATAACTTTATCAGCTACACCAGCTATTCCATTGCCTTTTACAATCGTTATAGTGTTTGCTGCTCCTGCCTGTGCATTATTTACATAGATACACATTCTTTCATCTTTGCCTACAACTACGGTCTGTGTTAGTGCTATTGCCACTGGTGCAAAAGCTACACTTCCATTAGTTATTCCGTTTGTTTTTGCTACATCTGCCATGTTTGGTCACTCTCCTCATTTAATAAGGGGGATTTCTCCCCCACTAATTTGTTATCTATTATGCTTCTGCTCCCGGCAAAGCATCGAACAGGAATATTTCTTTAGGTCTGATAATCTTTTTACCCCACACCTGGAGGGATTTAACTGCATCGCCAAACCTTTTTTCTGGTCTATACCCAATTGTTTCAGTTAGCTGTGAAGCGTAAGCCACTGCGCCCTTAGTTCTTGCAAGGCACTTGTACTTAGATGCATTCAAAACTATATTGTTGGATTCACAAAGTATGATACCGTAAAGGCTCTTACCAGCATCACCACTTACAAGGGTACTAGTGTTCATGGTTTCTTTAGCTATTCTTGCTAGTACAAACTTAGTGTAAATAGCTGGTGCCATTTCAAGATAGATTGGCTCGCTCTCAGGAACATTTGCTTCCTTGAATTTCTGTCTGATAGTAGCAAGATAGTTAATTACATTCGCACTTGTTACGGCTGTTGTAAAACCATCTATGGTCTGCCCTGCTGCGATCAATGCATATAGTCCGAAAATGTCTTGGTCTATATCATCAGCCATCTTAATACCTAGTTTCCTCTGTCCTTCTGTCATAAGCTTTCCGTTTGCCTGTGTCTTGTCGATATCGTCAATGCTGATATGGCAATACTTAGCTTTGTCAATGTCAAGCCATTGTGCTTCATCCATTAACTGATCTGGTGTGTTAATGTCTGCGTTTTTGACATAATCATAAGAAGCTACGTCGCCAACTGTTAAAATCTTTACGCGATCCCCCTTATCCTTAATTAAGCCCTCATACTCAGTAGTACAATGGTTTGCTGCGATCATTGCCTTGTCTCTTTCTTTCAATATCCCTGTTGCCCACATTTCCGGTAAAAAGTTTTGTACGCTCATGTTTTTATCATCCTTTCATTACACAAAAATAGGGCATATTATTTGCCCCATTTGTTCATTGATTTTACTAATATGTCGTAGTTCTTCGATAACCATGATTGGTCACCTTTGTTACTTTCATACGATTCTTTACTTATAAACTCACCTTTTGAAGCACCGTTTCCAGTAACACTACCGGGGCTTGTGCCTGCATTGGCTTGATTGGTTTCTGCTGCCTTTTGCTTACTTTTAAGGTTTTTGTAGTCGTACTCCATAAAAGCATTTTTCATGGATTCACCTTTGTTAAATGCATCTATGACCTGTTGTGGCAAGTCTTTAACATCTGGAGCAGTACCTACGTTTTCTAAATGCCATTGTTGAAACTCTCCGAAGTTTTCAGCGTTCTTTTTAGTTCTTCTAGCTTCTAATACGTCAGGGTGTTCTTCAACGGCTTTAGACACTTCTTTGGTGTAAATATCCGGATCCATTCCCTTTTCAGTTAATTCAGCATCTTTAGCTTCTTTTTCGATAGCTGCTTGTAACTGTTCCGAATTGTTGATGCTTAAATGCCCATACTTTTCAGCAATATCCGTATCAGAATAGACACCATATTCAGCACCGTATTTCTTAGCAATTGAGTAATCACGTTCTAAGTTTGCAGCTTTTGTTTCTGCTGCCTCCCTAGCTCTACGTTGTTCCGCAAAGTGTGCGTTTTCCTCTGGACTTTGTACAGGCTTTTCAGTTTGAGGTTGCGAAGTCTCATTCCCTGCGTTTACAGGCTCGGTTGGTGTTTCCTGTACATCTATTTGAGCATCAACGTTTTGCTCCGGCAATGCGTTTACATCGCTTATAATTTCATCTGGCATATAGTTCTCCCTTTTGAGTTTTTACAGCTATCTCAAGCGATTTTGTGCATCAAAAAAGCAACCTTTCGAATAATTCGATTAGTTGCTTGAATTAGTTGTTTTGGATTTTTATAAATCTAAGTTAATGTTTTCAATTACGGCACGTTCCTCAAGATATGAAGCATATAAATCCATAGCTTTAAATTGAGCATTTAGCAAATCACAACTACATGAAGGTGTAAAATTAAGTTCACCAGCTTTATATTTTTTAAGCATAGCACTTAACCCATTCATTCTTATTTTTAACTGTAAATATTCAGCCTTAAACCTTTCCTTGTAGTCTGCGCTACCCATCATTTCTACGGTTTCATTTAATTTCATTTCAATCTCCCTTTTATTTGTTAATGTATTCCCACAACTTAGATAAGGATCACCCACCCCTCATAAATTCAGTAATAGTTTTTGCAAGTTCATTGTCTTGAAGTTGCATTAATTTAAGCGTAAATGGTAGGCTTTGTTCTCCCATGTCCGCTATCTTTTGTTGTACTTGTTCAGGTAATTTATCCATGAACTGCATAGCTTTTTGTGTCTCAGCTTCTTGCTGTTGTGATTGCTGATTTTGTTGGTCTTGCTGCATCTGTTGTTGTCCTTGGATTTGCTGTTGCTGCATAGCCTGTTGTTGCTGTGCTTGCTGCTGTAACATTGCCATTTCTGCCTGTGCATCTTTTATAAGTCCTTGGCAATCAGGTATAACATTCATTTTTGCCATGCGTTCAAAGTATTGCAGCTTGTTAATTTCTTTAGCTTTTAGCAGTCCGTCAAGTGTTTGAATACCTGATATTTCATTGTAAAAACTAGAAGGGCCAACATCGACCATACAGTTTAGAAGGATATTCCTCATGCTACTAGAATCGAATGGGGCTGCCATTATTTTACCGTCTTTTTTATAGCCAACTTTACGGCTATTGTACTTCTTTAAGAAGAATTGACCCCATATCAAGCCTAAGTCCTCGACAAACTGATCCCTTGCAGCGGATATGTTACCCAATGGAATAGCTGCTTGTTTGCCACTTGCTATAATAGCTATGCCGCTTGCTTGTTCAGCGTTTATATTGCCTGTAAGGTTATCGTTTGCGCCTACAAAGTCCTTTGTGTACTTGATAGCCATGTCTATAACGCTTAGAATTGCAGCGTTAAAGTTGCCAGCTTCTAATTGATAAACAACATCCCTTACTGGTTGGCCACCATTAGTTTTATGTACTTGACCAAGCTTATTGCTTATGCCATCTGGAAAGGCTGCACCGTCAACTATCATATTACCGAATGCACATTTTTTCATCCAATATGCCACCATTGCAAATAGTTGATTTATACCTATCTGATTGTCAATGATACCTTCAATAGCTGGGTTTCCGTGGTAGCTGTTTTTAATAGTTTCCCAATTTCCCCATGCTACAGGATATAGAGTAATTTTGGTTTCTTCAATGTGTTCACCTTTTGCCATACCTAACTTTTTGTTTTTAATTATAGGGCATGACTTTGTTGATTTATTCCAAAATACCTCACCGTATTTATCTTTCCAATACTTGATAATGTAGTTACACTTGCCTGTACCACTCACTTTAGATTGAAGTTCTACTTTGCCGTATTGTCCTGCTTGATGTGTGTTATCATCATCGGGTTGTATGGTATCAATAAACTCTTTTGATACTCCGTTTTCTTCTGCTTCAAGTTTTAATATCTCAACTAAATCCCTACCCAATACAAGAATATAAGGTTGTTTCTCAACTATAGGGTTATTAGGATTACCAAACATGATGTTTACACCATCTACTATCTCTGTTTCAAAGTCGCCCTTTTCGTCTTGCCCTGTTTCTTTGTTGGGATTCCAGTAGACATGAGCAGCAAAGTCACCAGATACACCACCATCAAGCATTAGTTTTCTAAGTTTGCTGTCTATTTTATCCTTTTCCCATTTAAGTTCAGCCATGCCGGATAGTAATTGAGTAAACTCTTTGACTTTTAACTCTTGAGGATCTTCTGTTTCATCAGGCATATTTTCAGATGAATATTGCATCTTTATTTTTTGTGAACAAATAAAGGCTATGAAGTAGTTTATAGCTGATTTACATATGTTGAGAGTATATTTAGGAAGTCCATTGTCAACAATACCTATCCACTGCTTATCGTTGAAGAACCGCCAGTTTAAATCTGTTTTGGAATAATAATTTAGCTTGGTGTTGTACTCTTGCCCTGATTCGTATTCATCCCATTCTTTTGTATTGTTAAACTCTGCCAACTATTTCACCTCTTTTCCAATAGCATCTAACATTGTTTCCCTTGATGCACTCATTACGTCTTCGTATTCATCTTGAAGCTTCTTGTCTTGCTTACTTTGCTTGTGCTGTTCTACGGCTTGTATAGCCTTTTTAACAGGGTTTAATTGTACGGTTGGTAGTTTGTTATTACTTAAATCTTTACCCATTCTAAGTCCTAACAAGAAGCTAGAAATAGACAAGAAAAAAGCAACTACTAATGTAGCTGCCAGTATAATGTTTTGTATCATTTAATCACCTTCTATTTCTATGTTTATTCCCATAAACTTAGGACTTACAATATCGCCGTTATAGTCCGTATTTAAACCACCTATAGTCAAAATTTGTAGTTTAGCATATTCACTTCTCTTTAATTTTAATACTTCTAGCTTCTTGCCTGTTTTGTTTTCATGGTCATATATCATCTTTATTAGATCTGTTGCCACGTTTGATTCTATCATTTAATCACCTTCCCATGTTTATGTACGATTGGTCTAATTCTCCACTATTTACTTTAGGTTTGCCAAGAAAACTGTTAAACATATCTTGCCTTGATTGCTGCTGTACTTTTTCTATTGATGGTCTGTTTCTCATTATACAAAACCCTCTAAGGGCATCTAGTATATGAGTAATCTCATGTGGTTGGTTATCAACATCATTTGGATTATCTTCACACTGTTTAGCTTGTGGCAAACATCTTATAAGGTTAGTACAATTGGAGAATATCTTTAGCTTAGAAGTTTGGATTGTATCTCCTGTTTGTTCATCCTTAGTATCAAAGATGTTCAACCATTCTTTAACTGCTAGCCATCCATCCTCACGATCATTACCGGACTTGATGCAAGATTCTCCGTTTTCTCTAAAGATATCGAAAGCACTCTTACCAGTCTCTTGACGTCTGTTCTCTAGGTCTGGTGGTGCATACTTGCATATAATCTTATCCGTACCATTAACTTCTTTGATTCTTTTTGCTGCTTTGCTAATAATAAGGTCTGCTTCGTACAGTTCTTTATAAACAAAAGCATTACCATATGTATCAATTGCTATCCATAGATTAGCTAACATATCAAGCCCATAATCCTTAGTAGTGTATCTATTCCAGTGGCTAGGTATAGGGAACGGCTCGCATGTATGTATTGCTTTACTAAACTCTTTAAAGAAGTGATTACCATACATTCCCCATTGACCTTGTGCATATACCTTAAACTCTTCCGGGTTGTCTTGTTGCTGCTTTAAAAGCGTTTGTGAGTACGTATCGTCAATGAACTTATTATCTAGGTATGTTGAGTGCATTACAAGCGTATTGACCTTATAACGCTCTACATCTTTATCTAAACCGATATCCCATATTAATATCTTTTCTTTGAAGTCAGGTAAGTTAATATCTTTATAATAAGTGCAATCCTCAAAGGTTTGTTTACCTCTTAACATTAGTTGATTAGATTCTTTACGGTCAAAGTACATACCTTTTATCCAGCATGTTTCATGTACTGGGTTAAAACTAAATGATATCTGCATATACTTGTCAGAGTTATTCTTATTGATGCCTTGATAGCCTCTTAATCGTCTTTCAACCTCTCTTAAAGCAGACGCTTCTATCTGATCCGCTTCTTCTAACCACACGCTTGTTATGTCAAATATGGACTTTAACTTATCTGGATTATCTAGCCCCCAAAATATAAAAGTATTACCATTTGGAAGGTATGTTATAGATTCATGCCCTTTGCTAAGGTTAATCTTCCATTCGTTAGCAATATAACTTTTTTCGTATCTTGATTTTATCCTGGACACTATCAAGGGTACTTGTGATTCACTTATTTGCTTCTGTTCGGCTCTACAACATAGTATTCTATGACCATCTTCATGTTTTATACGGTCAATATGTTTGTCGGCTATCTCATATGATTTGCCACTACCAGAACCACCTATCAAGACAGCATATCTACCTTTAAATTGACGGTATGCACTGTATATTTCATTTCTCTGATTGGCTCGTCTTGATTCCTCCGCTATACGCTGCTGTAAAGCAAAACTTTCAGCCGTTAGTGGTCTAGCTGTATTGATTGGTTGTGCCATTGTATCACCTACTTACTTTATCTTTGTATTTACCAATCTTACTCTGCCAATCTTCGAACCCTGCCCACTTCAATACCATCTCGTTTAACTCAATGTCACACTTTCTACATATCGGGCGATATTGGTTGTTGTCAGCGCATATTTGCCATTGAAATTCAGCTTTACAACCACACCTAAAACACTTTAGCCGTTCAATACCTATTTGAGTATATGGTTTTAATCTCATTTTAGTTTGCTCTCTGTAGTTTTCTGCAAATTGTCAAATTGGAGGCACTTAGTATTAATACATTTATATTTCGTAACTAGCAGAGTATCAACGCCATAAGGACAGCTTTTAATTTCTTTACCATATCCTTGCATGTCTTCTTTACATTCAATGCACTTCATATTACCACCTCTTAAAATATAGTATTGTGTATATCTTCTACTTTGTAATACGTTTTAACTGCCCATATAACACAGCCTTGTGAGTGTGTTAGTGTGTCATTCGTTTTTAAAGCCATTTTCATGGGAGTAACTAATATAACATTCCTTAGTTTCTTCACCAGTAATAGCCTTGTATCTTTTCCCACATTTAACACACATTACTTGTTGATTTTCATTAAATAAAAGCTTGCTCCTGGTACACTCGCCACATACGGTAAATATTTTTGATCCGCACTCGCATTCATGTTGTCCATTTTTAATCATATTTTTAATCCTCATTTCTTGCATAATAATAAGCAAACAATATCACATCATTCCTAAGTTATCCACACTTCTGTTTTTGGGTATGTTACATACAATATGTATTGTTAGTAACAAAAAGGTATAAGAAGTGTTAAGATTCTCTCTTAATAATAGCTTGTATTTCTTCTGCACTCATTGATCCGCCTCTAACAATTTCATCTTCCGTAGCTTTTTGCATAAAAGATTGAAAGTCTATGTCTGCAGTGATGTTTGTGTTAGTGTTAACAGATTCAATTTCCTGCTTATCTCTCCACTGCTTAGGCTGTCTGTTCTTTAGCCAGAATATTTGTGCAGTAGTATCGGGCTGGATATGATCTATTGTAGGAACTATCACAGCTTCACCTTGGAATTGAAATATCTTATCTACTTTTTGTTCATATCCAAGGGCCCTGTTGTACAATTTGTTAGCAACATTTGCATCTGCATCCACTTTTCCTCTTTTTATGGACTCCGAAAAATCTTGATATTCTAATTTCCATAAATTGAGAGTTGATTCTGATATACCAAAAAAATCAGCTATTTCAGTATCTTTAGCACCTAGTAAACATAATTTATGTACCTTTTCAATATATTCTATTTTATATAATGTAGGTCTGCCTGCTGCCATAATCGCTCACTCTCCTATCTTTTAAACCATATTAAATAC